GCCAACGATTCTTCTCGCCCGTAATTGTACGAGGTGAAGAAGATAAGGGTGTCCGTATCTGGGGGTACGGAAAGATGGCTTACGAAAAGCTGTTGAGCCTAGTACTTAATCCAGAGTACGGTGATATCACCGATTCTGAGGAAGGTACAGACCTAGTGATTCATTATGGAAAGCCAGTAGGCGCTAGCTTTCCTCAAACAAAGATCACACCACGTCGCAAAAACTCGGCTTTATGTGACGACAACTCGCGCTGCAAAGAGTTACTTGAAAATATCCCCGACTTCAACACTCTTTTCGAGCGCAAGACACCTGAAGACGTGGGGCAAATGTTAGATGAGTTCCTCGCAGGTGAAGAGAGTGCTGAAGAGCGCTCTAAAGAAACTACCAAGTATGGCGATGACACCACAAAGGATGTCGACGCAGCTTTTGAAGAGCTTCTTGGTAGTTAATTAGACAGCAAGTCTAACGGAGGGGGTTTCGGCCCCCTCCCCTTAAATAAAAACAAACGAGGATAAAATGGCAAGACCAAAAAATACAAAACCCGGAAAGATTTCCATGGGCGACATTCGCAGTATGATCAACAAGCGAGCCGGAATGAATGTTGCACATAACTTACAAGAAGCCAACCCTACAGAGGTGAAAGAGTGGATTCCAACAGGATCCCGTTGGCTTGATTCTATTATTTGTCGAGGACAACTTGCCGGTATTCCAGTAGGAAAGGTTGTGGAGATTGCAGGACTTGAAGCATCAGGTAAGTCTTATATGGCTGCACAGATTGCAGCGAACGCTCAGAAAATGGGTATTGACGTAGCTTATTTTGATTCCGAGTCTGCGATTGATCCCGACTTCTTAGAACGCGCAGGCTGCGATCTGGAAAGACTACTATATGTACAGGCTCAGTCAGTTGAGTTTGTCCTAGAGACGATTGAGGAGCTTTTAAGTACTGGCAACAAGTTTCTTTTTATCTGGGACTCTCTTGCCTTAACACCAGCGATTAGCGACTTGGAGGGGGACTTCAACCCGCTTTCTTCGATGGCTGTAAAGGCTCGAATCTTAGCGAAAGGTATGTCAAAATTGACAATTCCTATCGCAGATACGCAATCGACCTTCTTGGTGCTTAACCAATTGAAAACAAACATCACTAGAAGCCCCTCTGAGGCTCTTGTGGAGCCCTATATGACCCCCGGAGGCAAGGCAATGATTTATGCCTACTCTTTGCGTGTTTGGCTCACAGGCCGCAAATCTAAGGCTTCTTTTATTACCGATGACCGCGGCTTCCGAGTAGGATCAGAAGTCAAAGCTACTCTAAAGAAGAGTCGTTTTGGAACACAAGGTCGCCAGTGTACATTTAAGATTATGTGGGGCGATGAAATTGGAGTT